CTTGCCAAGGTGGAGGTAGCGAGTTCGAGCCTCGTCGGCCGCTCCAGACAAACAAGCCACTGCAAAACATGATTCGTCGTGTGATGCAGCGGCTTTTTTGTACGTTGAAAGCTTTTTTGGAATTGGAAAAGGAGGGAAAAACGCAGTGATATTCGGCAAGTACATCAACCGGTATTACCTCAAGCATGCTCCCGTACTGCTGCTGGGCCTTGCCGCCCTGCTGACGGTGGATTACATCCAGCTTTTGATCCCCCAGCTCTACCGGCTGGTCATCAACGGGGTGAACCTTGGCCAGGTGGTGGTGAACGGTGAGACGCTGCTCTTTACCAAAGAGGTGCTGCTGCAGCACATCTGCCTGCCCATGATCTGGATCGTGGTGCTGATGGTCATTGGGCGCTTTTTGTGGCGCATCTGTTTCTTCGGCTCGGCGGTGAGGGTCGCGGCAGACCTGCGGGAGCGGATGTTCGACCACAGCCGCAGGCTGTCCCAGCAGTACTATCAGGTAAACAAGGTCGGCAACCTGATGAGCCTGTACACCAACGATCTGGACACCATTCAGGAGTGCTTTGGTGACGGCGTGCTGATGTTCTTCGACGCGCTGACCCTGGGTCTGCTGGCCCTTTATAAGATGTGGACCATGGACGTGCGGCTGACCCTGCTGGCCCTGATCCCGGCCCTGATCATGTTTGCCACCGGCACCCAGATGAGCAAGGTGATGACCCGGCGCTGGGAGGAGCGGCAGGAGGCCTTCTCCGGCCTTTCCGATTTCGCGCAGGAGAACTTTTCCGGCATTGCGGTCATCAAGGCCTTTGTCAAGGAATACAAGGAACTGCAGGCCTTCCGGAAGCTGAACAAGGAAAACGAGGAGATCAACGTGACCTACACGAAGATCGCCACCCTGCTGGAGGTGCTGGTGACCCTGTTCGTGGAGTCCGTGGTCTGCATCATTCTGGGTTACGGCGGTTATCTGGTCTATCAGGGCCGATTCAACGCCGGCCAGCTGGTGGAGTACATCGGCTACTTTGAGGCCATCGTCTGGCCCATCATGGCCGTGTCCATGCTGATCGAAAAGACCAGCCGCGGCAGGGCCTCCCTGAACCGCATCACTGAGCTGCTGGATGCCCCCATCGACGTGGCCGACCGCCCCGGCGTGGCCGACCTGACCGACCCCAAAGGCGGCATCGAGTTCCGCCACCTGAACTTCCGCTACCCGGACGGCGAGTACGATGTGCTGCAGGACATTTCCTTCAGGGTGGAGCCCGGTGAGAGCGTGGGCATCGTGGGCAAGACCGGTGCGGGCAAGACCGCCCTGGTGGACCTGCTGCTGCGCACCTATAATGTGCCGGACGGAACCCTGTTCGTGGACGGCAGGGATGTGAACAGCCTTTCCATCCACTCGGTGCGCAATGCCTGTGCCTACGTTCCGCAGGATAATTTCCTGTTCTCGGACACCATCGCCCACAACATTGCCTTTGGTGTGGACGATGCCACCCCCGAGGACATCGAGCGGGCGGCAAGCATGGCCGATGTGCGGGATAATATCGTGGACTTCAAGGATGGCTACGAGACCGTTCTGGGCGAGCGCGGCGTGACGGTGTCCGGCGGCCAGAAGCAGCGCATCTCTATCGCCCGCGCCCTGCTCAAGGACGCACCCATCCTGATCCTGGATGACTCCGTCTCGGCGGTGGATACCAGCACCGAGAAGATCATTCTGGACAACCTCAAGAACAGCCGGGCAGGCAAGACCACCCTGCTCATTGCCCACCGCATTTCCACGGTGGAGCGGCTGGATAAGATCGTATTCCTCAACGAGGGCCGGGTGGAAGCCGTCGGCCCCCACGACCAGCTGTATGCTTCCTGCCCGGAGTACCGCCGGATGGTCGATCTGCAGCGGCTGGAGGATGAGACGAAGGGAGGCGAAAACGCATGATGCATCTGAATCCGTTGGTTCTGGTGGGCGCTGTCATCGGCGTGATCACCGCCCTGCTGGTGGCAGCTTATGCCGCAGTCAAGGACAAAAAGACCGCCATGGGCTTTGAGCGCAACATGGAGGACGGCGAGATCATGCGCCGCCTTGCCCGCTATGCCCGGCCCTACCTGAGCAAATTCCTCATTGTGGGCGTGCTGATGCTCTTCTCCATTGCCTACGATATCATTTCACCCCTCATCGTGGGCCGCATCGAGGAGCTGGTGGCCGGGGAGTTTGAACTCCGCGCCCTCTTCCTGGGCGTGTCAGTGTATGCAGGCGTGCTGGTGTTCTCTATGGGCAGCACCTACCTGCAGGCCGTGATCCTGCAGCGGGTGGGCCAGCGCATCATCTCCGATCTGCGCGAGGATCTGTTCAGCCACATTGAATCTTTGGCACACGAGCAGCTCAACGAGATCCCGGTGGGCAAGCTGGTCACCCGTGTGACCAACGATACCAACGCCATCTCCATGATGTTCACAAACCTCTTGGTCCAGCTGACCAAGAACAGCTTTGTCATTCTGGGCATTCTGGTGGCCATGCTCTGCCTGAACTACGAGCTGACCCTGATGGTGCTCTGCTTTGTGCCCTTCATCGTGATCTTCACGGTCATCTTCCGCAAGTTCTCCCGCCGCGCCAACCGCAAGCTCAAGAACGCGACCACCGATATCAATACCTATCTGTCCGAAAACCTGTCCGGCATCAAGGTCACCCAGATCTTTGGCCGGGAGGACGAGAAGATGGAGGATTTCCGCCAGAAGAGCCAGAAGCTGGCCCGGGCCAATCAGGAGCAGATCTTCGTGTTCAGCGTGTTCCGTCCGCTGGTGTATATGCTCTATGTCAGCTCGATCTTGTGCCTGTTCTATCTGGGCGGTATGGGTCACCTGAACAATATCAGCTTCCTGGGGCAGACCATTTCCAGCGGCACCATCGTCACCTTTTATATGTACATCTCCAAGTTCTTCACCCCCATCCAGAACCTGGCCGAGCAGTTCAACTGGCTGCAGTCGGCGCTGGCATCGGCAGAAAAGGTGTTCTCCATCATGGACATCCAGCCCAGGATGCAGGATGCCCCCGATGCCATTGAGCTGAACGAGGTGAAGGGCGAGATCGAGTTCCGGGACGTATGGTTCAGCTACGTTCCCGGCGAGTGGGTGCTGCAGGGCGTTTCCTTCCATGTGGATGCCCGCCAGACCGTGGCCTTTGTGGGCTCCACCGGCTCCGGCAAGAGCACCATCCTCTCCCTGATCTGCCGGAACTACGAGTTCCAGAAGGGCCAGATCCTGATCGACGGCATCGACATCCGCAAGATCAAGATCTCCTCCCTGCGCAGACACTTCGGCCAGATGCTGCAGGATGTGTTCCTGTTCTCGGGCACCATCCGCTCCAACATCGTTCTGCGGGAAGAGGGCATCCCCGACAGCGAGATCATGGAGGTCTGCCGCTACGTCAACGCCGACAAGTTCATCAACAAGCTGGACCATGGGCTGGACGAAGAGGTGCGTGAGCGCGGCAACAACTTCTCCGCCGGACAGCGGCAGCTGCTCAGCTTTGCCCGCACCATCATCCACAAGCCCAGCGTGATGATTCTGGACGAGGCTACCGCCAACATCGACACCGAGACGGAGCTGCTCATTCAGGATTCGCTGGAAAAGATGCGTACCGTGGGCACCATGCTCATTGTGGCCCACCGGCTGTCCACCATCCAGCATGCGGACAACATCATCGTGCTGTCCCACGGTAAAATTCTGGAGCAGGGCACTCACCAGCAGCTGCTGGCCCGGCATGGACGCTACTACCAACTGTACACCCTGCAATACCACAAGGCGCAGCTGAACGCAGCCGAATAAGCGCAGACAGAAAGGCCGCTGACCTGAGATGGGTCAGCGGCCTTTTCCGTCTGCACCGGGGGTGGAGTCGTCCTCTTCCGGATCGTCGAGGGAGCACAATTAACACTTGCAAAACAGGTGTATCGCTCGTATAATAGAATATGGTACAATAAAAACAGACGAACCCCGAACCCTTGATTTTTCAGGGGTTCGGGGTTTTCTTGTTACTAATGTGTGCATAGTTCAGCGTTCAGCGGCCTAAAATGTTCACAGGTTTGAACCCTATGGGATTAGTTCCACGGTGGCCTTCAGTTCGTCCAAAGTCTTGTGATTATAGACCCGGTTTCCCGTGTCCTTGGACACATGACCCATGAGCAAATCAATACATTTCCGGTTGGCTCCGGCGCTATCCAATTTGGTTTCAAAGGTGTGGCGGCATTCGTGTGGGGTATGATTCAGCTTCAGGGCCTTCATAATATCCGCCCAAAATATCCGGTATTGAGTTTGATTGCAAATCTTCCCATTGTAGCTGATCAGCCGGGGGCCACCTTCGGCAAGCCGCCGTTCAATCAAGGGCCTGATCTTTGGATGGATGGGAACAATGCGGTTCTTACCGGCTTTCGTTTTGGTGCCGCCCTTCATTGTGCCTTCCTTCAAGTCTATATCTTCAGGTTTCAGGTTCAAAAATTCAGAGATACGCCACCCGGAATATAGCAAGATCAAAACAGTATCAACCCAAGGATCAGACTGATGTTCCCACACCGTTTTGATTTCATCGTTGGTGAACGGAAGGCGGCTGGTGGGCGGTATTGGATCAGAAGTCAGAAGTTCGGAGAAGCACCGGTTTATTATATCCATTTCAAGGGCGAACCGGTCAAGGTGGCCCCACAGGTTCTTGATGGCCGCTTGGGTGCTATACCCTTTCCCACAACCATCAATGGTTTCTTGCATTTGGTAGGATCGCAGTTGTTTATAAGGCTTGTTCACATACGCTGAACAATGCTTGAACGCTGAACAGAGGGAAGAACGGTTGGATTCCCCCAGCTTCGGGGACTTCTTTTCTTTCCAGAGGTCAAAAAGCTGTTGAAGGGTGATCTTGGCCCGGTCAACATCCCAAGGATCACGGTTGTATTCAGCAAGCATGATGTTCCCGGCTTCACGGGTTTCAGCATAGCCGATAATGTCATAGATGGGATGGCCTTTGTCATTCCAACCTATGGTTTTCTTCACAATGTATGGGCGGCGGCGTTGGCCTGATAGCTTTGCAACCGTTCCATACCCGTTTGGATTTCGCATTATATCACCTGAACTTTCAAAATTGGGTATGGCAAAGCTAAACCCCATGTGATATAATGTTCAAAGGCGTTTGAAACATTAACTTCAAAAGGGTTTGTTTCGCCTGACCGCTTCCGGTGTGCAAGACCGGGGGCGGTCATTTTTTTTTGCATTTTGAATGGATGTTGAATGAACTAAAAGCCCGGTAAGGCAAGCGGTTTGGGATAATCCTTCAACATTCAAGATAGTGCAGATACTTCAAACATGAAAGAAAAAAAGAGTATATAAGAAGTATGAAAAATATAACCAGAAGGGATTTGATCTTGAATGTTGAAGGATTATTCGTTCATAGCGTTTTCAAGATAATCAGCGGCTTTCAGGGGTGGGTTGGAGATGGAAACGGTAGTGTTCATCCCGTTGATGGACAAATCAACATATAAAATTGGAACGCCACCAACTTCCTTCGTTTCCTGTTTGGCAGTTGCGGCACCAACGATGGCCCCGGCTGTTCCGAATAAGGCCCCGCCAACAACGGCCCTACCAATCCCGCCTTTTGTCTTAGTAATGGTTTTCTGTCCAACCTGTTCAATCTTGAAGGCATTGATTTCAGAGAACTTGAAAACAACAGGTTCCAGCTTTGTTTTTTTACTGTTGGACAGGTAAAACATTTTCTGTTCAGGATCAATGAACAAAAAGCCGCTTGCGAAATCTGAAATGACCATTCCGGGTTTGAAGTTACGGAAACGATTGTGGTTTTCTTCCCATGCCTTTTTCACCTGTTCCACAGATGCCAAGGGGGAGCCGGTGGAAAGACGGTTGCAAGCAGGACAAATGGAACCACCATTGATTTGAATTGCCGTAAAGGAAAGTTTTTCACCGCATATCGCACAGCGTTCTTTTTTTCCAAACATGAGGTTTCCCCCTTTCAACGAATATCACTTTGGAAGGCTACGGCTTTTCCAAGAATCCTGATATGATTCAGTTCTTCGCCTGTGTAACGCATGGTTTTATACTTTGGATTTTCAGCGAACAACAACAGTTCGTTTTCTTCAGGATTATATTGAACACGCTTCAATGTGGCTTCATCACCAATCAGGACAGCGGCAATTTCACCATCATCCACCATTTCCTGTTTTCTGATGAACACAATATCCCCGTCATAGATTCTGGCCCCGATCATGGAATCACCCTTGGCCTTCAAGCAGAAATCAGCATGAATGTTTGCACCAGCTTCCACATACAGTTCCTTTTCTTCATTGGCAAAGATAGGGGTTCCACAAGCAATGTTCCCAAGTAATGGGAACTTTCGCTTTTCAATTCTAAATAGGTTATCCAATTCAACTTCTTCTTTCCAGCCCATTAAATAGGCCGGTGTGGTGTGAAGAACTTTCGCCAAGTCTGCTATTTTATCACGGCGCATATTGGCGATAATCCCATTTTCCCATTTCCGAACGGTGCTTTTACCTACGCCAACAGCATTGCCCACCTGTTCAAGAGTAAGATTATTTTCTTCACGCAAAGCCTTGATTTTTTGGCCCATAGTCAAATCAGCCACATCAACACCCCTTTCACGGTTAGTAACAACAGTATAACCGCAATGTGTCTTTTTTGCAACCCCTAAAGCGAAAAAACAAAAAAAGTTTCTTTTAATCCACAAATGGGGTTGACAAGCGACAATGGGTGTGATACTATGATGGTGTCCTAAAGGACACGGCAAAAGCGAATAAGACACCGAAAGGGGTATTGAGATATGAAAGCTATCGTAGGCGTTTGGAAAAATGATCCGTGTAAAATTCCGCAATTATATGAGTTCAAAAGTTGGGGAGAAGCCCTTGAATTTTATAAGCAAGAACATAAGAACTTTACAATTATGTATCACTTCATAATGCCTGAAGTGCTTCCGTTCTGAGCCGAAACGGGCCTGATGGCCCGTCCACCGGAACCGCCCCACCGGTGCTGATGATGGCAGGGCAACAGCGACAACATGAGCGCCCCCGGTTTATGGGTTCGGGTATTGGGTATCAATCCCCATGTAAAAGGTATGACCGCCCGGAAATTGCTTGTTGGGGCTTTGGCTGTTCTATTTTTTGAAGAAAGGATGTGAGCGAATGAACAAGGCCCGCTTGGAATATGAAATGTCCGTTCGGGGTGTCACCCGTGCCAAGCTGTGTGAAGTCCTTGGGATTTCCCGATCCGCCTTTTACCGAAAGTGTAATGGGGGTTCGGAGTTCACCCAAGGCGAGATTCAGAAGATCGTGGATTTTCTGAACCTTGAAACCCCGGTGGGAATTTTTTTTGATGCGAAAGTGTCCTAAAGGACACCGCAAGGAGTAAGAATCATGAATGAAGTCAGTTTGAAACCGGTCATTGATGAACTTGAAACCTTGTTTTCAAAGTTCAACAAAGCCTTCTTTGAAGGAAAGTTGGAAAAGCCTGTGATCACCGTTTCCCCGGATCATACCCGTGGAGCCTATGGGTGGTGTACCGGTTGGAAGGCGTGGCAAGACGGCACCAAGGAAGGCGGCTATTACGAAATCAACCTGTGTGCCGAATACCTGAACCGCCCCTTTGAAGAAACCTGTGGAACCTTGCTTCATGAAATGGTTCACCTTCAGAACCTTCAGGACAATGTTCAAGATACTTCCCGTTCTGGTTCCTACCACAACCGGAAGTTCAAAGAAACCGCTGAAGCCCACGGCCTGACCGTGGAGAAAGGCGAAAAGTACGGGTGGCACAAAACCACCTTGAACCCGCAAGCTGAAGCCTTCGTGAAATCCCTTGGCAAATCCGGGTTCTGTCTGGTTCGGCCCCGTACCAATCCGCTGAAGGGTTCCCGGAAGGGGGGGGGATCAAGTTCCCGCAAGTATGTTTGCCCCTGTTGCGGAACCATCATCCGGGCCACCAAGGAAGTTCATGTTCTCTGTGGAGAATGTGAAGTGGCCTTTGAAGAACAAGAGTGATAACCCAATAAAGCTGTTTGAAAGGAGTACGCACAATGACCACCTTTGCAGAGCGTTTGAAAAACGCTATGGAACAGGCCAACATGAGCCAATCCGCCCTATCTGAACAGGCCGGGGCTTCCAAGGCCGCTATCAGCCAATACCTTTCCGGGAAGAACACCCCCGGCCCTGACCGTATCAAGGCCCTTGCCGATGCCACCGGCGTTTCCTTTGATTACCTGATGGGTTATGGAGCCGCCCCGGTTGCGGAACCGCCCATCAAGAAGATCAGCGTGAAGGAAGCCGCCCGGTGCATGGGAAAATCTGATCAGTTCGTCAGAATCGGCCTTCAGCGTGGCCTTCTTCCTTTCGGGAACGCTGTTCCCGGAACCGGCGCTTGCTGGAATTACTACATCAACCCCACCAAGTTCCGTGATTATGTGGGCGCTGATCATTTCAATTCCTTCTTCGGCCTTACGGCCTGAAAGGGGAACACCGATGGATAACACCCGTGATGAACTGTTGGATTTGATCAGGAACGCCACCAACATTGATATGATTTGCTTCTTCGCCATTATCTATGTGGTTGCGCCCGATTCCCCCCCCCCTATACGCCTATCGCCACCCGTGGCGAACTAAAGAAGGCAATTAAGCAGTTGCGGAGCGCCCAGCATAGCCCGGATTGCCCCGCTGAAATGTCTGAAGGCTTTGAAACGGCGATTCAGTACATCCGCCGTGAATGGCTTCACCAATGAAAGGATGGTTTATATGCTTCAGATCGGAATGATCGTTAAAATCTTGCCCGATGCGGAATACGGCGGCAAGTTCACCGGCTACATCGGCAAGGTGAAGAATTACTTTTCGCAGAACAAGAAGGTTGGCGTGGAACTTTTTCAGCAGACGAATGACGCAAGTTCCAAGGGCCTGTTTTGGTTCTCTGAATCCAAGGTGGTTGCGGCGGGTAGTCTGCCTGATGCCATGATGGAATATATCAAGGCCGATCTTAACGCCACCTTTGGCGTTGCAAATCACATCCGCCGTTCCCGTCAGACCGGCCTTCCGCAGATCAAGAAGGTCATTTATAGCGGCCCCAAGACAATCATTCTGTGGGCCGACAACACCAAAACTATTGTTTCCTGTGGGGAAGCGGATTCCTATGACTACTATTCCGGTTTCTGTGCCGCTGTGGTCAAGAAACTGTTCGGTTCCACCACCCACGCCAAAAAGGTTTTGGGTGATTCCATTCAGATCAATGATTAACCTGTTTCAGCACCAGCAACAGGCCCTTGATGAAACCGAGGGGAAGAACCGGGTGGCCTATTACCTTGATATGGGCCTTGGGAAAACCTTTGTTGGTTCCGAAAAAATGATGAAGCTGAACAAGCGGATCAATCTGGTGGTGTGCCAATGTTCAAAAGTTCAAGACTGGATTGAACATTTTCAAGACCACTACACCCGGAATTGTGTGTTCGACCTGACCAACCCCAAAACCTTCAAATGGTTCTTTGAACAGGTTCAGCATGAAGTTCCAACCCTGATGATTGGCGTGATCAACTACGAACTGACTTTCAGGCGGAATGTGCTGAAAACCCTGACCGGCTTCACGCTGATGTTGGATGAAAGTTCCCTGATCCAGAACGAGAACGCCAAACGGTCAAAGTTCATTCTTGGGCTGAAACCGGATAATGTGATCCTTCTGTCAGGCACCCCCACGGGCGGCAAGTATGAAAACCTGTGGAGCCAATGCCAACTGTTGGGGTGGAAGATTTCAAAAGAACTGTTCTGGAAGCAGTACATTCAAACGGAATGGGTTGAAACCGATGGATTTTGGCGGCAACAGATTACCGGCTATAAGAATGTTGACCGGCTGAAGATGAAGCTGGCCGAACATGGGGCCGTTTTCATGACTACCGAACAGGCCGGGATCAGCCTTCCAAAACGGAACTGGATCAAGGTCAAAACCCGCCCTTCACCCCTTTATTGGAAGTTTTGGAATGATCGCTATATTGCGATTGACAGCGCCAACCTTGGTGAATTTGAACTGGATGCGGATTTCTACGGTTCCAATGCCCATTGTGAACGGGAATTGATCGGTGATACCAGTTTGACCCGCCGCCTTTACGCCCGTCAGCTTTGCGGCCTATATAACCCGGCCCGTTATGAAGCCTTCCGGGATTTGGTGAACAGCACGGAAGATCGCTTGATTGTGTTCTATAACTTCACGGAAGAAATGGAACGCCTGAAGGGGATTACCAAGGGCCTGAACCGGCCTGTGTCGGTTCTTTCCGGTGAAGAAAAGAACTTGGATGCTTACCGCTATCAGCACAACAGCATTACCTTCATTCAGTATCAGGCCGGTGCAATGGGCGGCAATTTCCAGCTTGCCAACAAAATCATTTACTTCAGCCTTCCCCAAGGTTCGGAATTGTGGGAGCAATCCCAAAAGCGTATTCACCGCCTTGGGCAAGAACGGCCCTGTTTCTATTACCTGATGATCTGTCCGGGAACGGTTGAAGAAGATATTCTTTCCACTTTGGAAATGAGAAAGGACTATACCGATGAACTATTCAGAAAGTATGAGCAAGCGGCAACAGCGCCGCAAAGCCCTTAACCAGCGGTTCAGGCGGATGTTCCTTGTGGCCCTTCTGATGGGCCTTGCCATGGGGTTTATATTTGGGCGCTGTTCTGCTGTCAACGGCAAGGCCCCGGATGCCCCTATTGAACCGGATCAGCTTACCGCCGTGACCCCGGATGTGACCTTGGAGCCGGTGGAAACTCCGCTGGTGAAAGAACCCGCCGAACCTGAACCGGTGCTGTTGGGCAGTTTTAGAGTTACCGCCTATTGTTCCTGTGAAAAGTGTTGCGGCGAATGGGCCAAGAACCGGCCCAACGGCATTGTGTATGGTGCCGCTGGTGTGGAACTGAAGGCCGGTGTTTCCTGTGCTTCCCCGCTTCCCTTGGGAACCGTGGTGGAAGTGGAAGGCTTGGGTGAATACATCGTTCAGGATCGCCCCGCCCAATGGGTGATTGACAAATACGGTGAAAACCAGATCGACATTTATTTTGACAGCCATGAAGCTGCTTCCGCCTTCGGCCTGAAGCAGTTGAATGTTTATCTGAAAGGAGAACCCAAAAAATGATCAAATGTGAAAATGCTTGCCCCCGTGGAAAATTTGATGGGTGTTGCCACAAATGCCCGGATTTCCACACTTGTCCTGATTCCTGTCAGGAAAACCCGAACGCCTGTGGTTCGGCCACCTTCGATGAAGAAACGGCCCTTCAGGAGTTCAAGAACACCCAGCTTGCCACCCTGAACGCCATTGCTTCCCTGACCGCACACAAGAAGGCTATTGAGGATCAGGAAAAGGAAATGAAGGCCAAGCTGTATGAAGCAATGGTGAAGTTCGGCGTGGATAAGTTTGAATCCGATGTTCTGAACCTTACCCTTGTGAAGCCCACCAATGCCACCAGCATTGATTCCGCCAAGCTGAAGAAGAAATACCCGGACATTGCTTCCGAGTGTTCCAAGACCACCGCCAAGGCCGGTTATGTGAAGATCACCCTGAAGGAAGGTGGGCAGTAATGACCGTTGAACAGATTGAACTTCGGAAGATTTTAACCCAAATGTTGGCGGATAACGGGATCAACCGTGAAACCATCAAAGGCTTTGTGGAAGAAATTGTTTCTGAAAAAGTTGATCGGGCGATTGACCGGATTATTCATGAAACCAACATGGATTCTCTTGTGAGAACAACGATTCAGAACACTATCAACCGCACCATTTCTGATGAAGTGAGCTGGAATGTTCGCCGGGTGCTTGGAAGGGTTTCAATTTCCATTGAAACCCACGGGAACTTCAGGGGTGAAGCCGATGGAAAAGCAGATTGATATTTGTGCCACCTGTGTTCACGATGAACCCGGTTATTGCTCCGTCATTGGCACCATTCCCCATTGTTGTTCCCGCCATTGGCATTGCGAACCGGGAAAAGCCGCAAAGGACTATGTTCCCAAACAGGAAGAAGGTGAAGCTGATGGCAAGGGATGAAGTATGGGATGCCCTGAAGAATCATGCCAAACAGGTTCATTCAGAACGGGTTGCAAAGAACCCTGACCGGATCGCCTATGCCATTCAGCAGTTTGAAGCCCACGGCATTGAATACCAACTGAAAAATGAGCAAACAGGCCACTTTCATTGTTGGCGAAAGTCTGATGATAAACTGTTCCAATTCTACGCTGGAACGGGTAAAATTCAGGGCTTCACCCAAGTCAGAGGTATTCACAGCCTGATTCAGATGTTGGAGGGGTGAGCCGATGGCCGGTGAAAAGAACTTTGAAAACCGTCTGAAGAAGTGGTTGGAAAGTGAAGGGATTTATCCCTTGGGTGAACCAGTTGACCGCATGAGCGCCCCGCCCTGTGGCTTCTATGAAAAGCGTTGGGGTGGAAGCCGGTATGTGAAAAGCGGCCTTCCCGATATGCGGATCACCGTGAAGGGCATTGCCCTTGAAGTGGAGCTGAAGGCCACCAATGGAACCCCATCGGTGCTTCAGAAGCGTAATTTGGCCCAAATTAACGGTTCACAGGGGTTCGGGTTCATTCTTTACCCGGAAGGCTTTGAAGCCTTCAAGACTATTGTGAAAGGGGTGAAACAATGCGAGTTTCCCACAGCCGGGTTGAAGTCTTTGATAGATGCCCATACAAATACCGCTTGCGATATGTGGAAGGGATAGACACGATCCCGAACACGGACGCAGACAACGCTCTGATCCTTGGCACCGCCCTTCACACCGGCATTGAAGAAGGGGTTGAACAAGCCCTTGACTTCTACAAGAACAGCTTCCCGGTTCTGACGGATGATCACATTCATGAAATGATGAAGCTGGAAGCAATGATCCCCAAGGCAAAGGCCATGTTGCCACCGGGCGGAACCTTTGAATTGCCTATTGGGAACGCTGATTTCATCGGCTTCATGGATTATCTGGTTCCCGTGGGGAAGGGCCTGAAGCTGGATGGGCTGATCACCGGTGAAGATTTGGATGAATTTGAAGCGTTTGATCTGTACGATTTCAAGTATTCCAACAACGCCAAGAACTACGCCGTTTCCGGCCAGCTTCACGAATACAAGTATTGGTATGAACTGACCCATCCCGGCCACCGGATCAGAAATATGTATTTCCTGATTGTTCCCAAGCCCAAGATCAGGCAGAAAAGCACCGAAACCCTTTCCCAATTCCGTGACCGCTTGCAAGCGGCCTTGAAAGATTCTGAACCAACGCTGATGCCGGTTCAGTACAACCCCATGAAGATCGTGGACTTCCTGACCGATGTGAAGCACATGGTTGAAGCCACAGACTTTCCCAAGAACCCAAACCATTTTTGTGGATGGTGTGAGTATGAAGAATATTGTCAGAAAGGATGGGATTATATGTTACTTCCCAAGAATGAACGCCGTGATCTGAACGCCACCAAGAAGAAGGTTGTGTGGCTTTACGGCGCACCCTTCAGCGGCAAAACCTTCTTTGCCAATCAGTTCCCCGATCCCCTGATGTTGAACACGGATGGCAACATCAAGTTTGTGGATGCCCCCTATATCGCCATTCGTGACACCGTTACGGTGGAAGGCCGTATCACCAAGCGCAAGTTGGCCTATGAAGTGTTCATGGATGCCGTGGCCGAACTGGAAAAGAAACAGAACGATTTCCGAACCATCGTGGTTGACCTTCTGGAAGATGTTTATGAATCGTGCCGGGTTTACATCTGTGACCGTCAGGGCTGGAAGCATGAATCTGATGATTCCTTCCGTGCGTGGGATATGGTCAGAAGCGAGTTCCTGAACACCCTGAAGCGGCTTGTGAATCTGGACTATGAAAACATCATCCTGATCAGCCATGAGGACAGAAGCCGTGACCTGACCCGCAAGGGCGGCGATAAGATCAGTTCCATCAAGCCGAACCTTCAGGATAAGGTGGCAAACAAGGTGGCCGGTATGGTTGATCTGGTGGCCCGTATCGTGGCGGACGATGATGAACGGGTGCTGTCTTTCAAGACTTCTGAAGTGATCTTCGGCGGTGGCCGTTTGACTGTCCGTGATAAGGAAATCCCGCTGACCTATGACGCTTTCTGTGAAGTCTACGAGGAAGCCAACCAGAAGGCCGCAGGAGCCGTGAAGCGTGGCGGCAATGCCCCGGCTACCCCCGCACCTGAAACCACCGACACGCCCACCACAGCGCCCAGCAGAAGGGGCAGAAAGGCCAAGACTGTAACCCCGCCCCCGGCTGGTAACTATGATCCGGCTGAAGATGCGGCAAAGGCGGCTTGTGGTGATCCTGATGGAACTTGGACACCGGGCGGCGGTGAAAAGGATGATTCTGTTCCTGTTGATGAACCGGCCACCGGTGACACCCCGCCTTGGAACGATCTTCCCAAATGCCCGGACGGTGAACGCATTTTCAGACAGCACGATCAGAACCCGGAAATCCCCCTTTGTCCGTCCATTGACGCTGGCCACCGTTGCCACAAGGAAGGCGGCCCCGATGGTTGCCCCCTGTGGGATCGCCCCAAGGCACAGGCAGAGGAACCCGCACCCAAGACGGATGCTAACCCGCCCCGCCGTACCCGGAAGAAGCGTGAAGAATAATGGCTGATGTGCTGATGATTGCCGGGAAGCCTGAAACCATTTTCAAGGCCCGTGATTTTGAATATCTGGTTGAAAAGCACATGGGCTATGAAGCGGCCAAGTATTTCCGGGAATACGCTGAAAAGGCTGATGAAGAAGTCAGATCGGCCAAGGCCGGTGAGAACACAGACCTTGCTTCCTATGAAGCTGACCTTGAAAGCAATCACAGAGCCTTTCAGGACATTCAGACGGAAGCCGCAGTTATCACGGGTGTTCTTCAAGAAAAACGGATAAACCGTGAGAAGATCGCCCATGCAGTCAGGGAAATTGGAAAAATTCTTTCCAACCAAATATAAAAACAACATTTTTTGGAGGTAAAAAACTATGGCTATTGATTTTGACAAGATTGATCGTTCTGTTGATCTGAAGGGCCTTCAGGCTGATGTGGAGGATGCCAAGAAGAACGGCGGCGGTGATTTCCCCACCATTCCCGCTGGCAAGTATGAAGTGAAGCTGGAAAGCATGGAGATCAAAGGCACCAAGGCCGATCCCAACCGCCCCATGC